TTTTGCTGTTTTTCAGGTAAAAAAGAAGAGATTCAGCAGGCCTCCGAAAAGCCTCTGAGAAGCCTCTCCCTTTTTTCTGCTGAAAGGTAGGGGCTTAGGCCTCCGGCCTCTTATATACTAAAAAAAAAATGGGAAGGAGTGTCATATGGCAGGCAACCAAGTTTTTGTTGGCAGTGTTTAATGTGACTCACAGTACTTTGGAACAACTCCAAGATCTGCTTGACCTGTTTAAGGAACTGCTTCATGAAACATATGTGGCAAAACCTGCTGATCCTATTGCTTCAGAAATTGTGGATGCTGTTTTAAACTTTAAGGAAAAGATCTTTATTATGATTAAAAAGATTTCTTTTGCTTTAAAACCAGAAAATAAACTAAATGTTGCACGCAAGCTGTACTTTCCCCAGCCAACTCCCTTTGCCAAACCCCTCCCTAACTTGGCTGCAAGCCCGGAACTCAAGGAAGCAGAAACTGCTGATGAGGAACCGTTCCGGGCTGATTGCCCAGACGGAACGGAAATGTGGGTGGAGTGTATTTGTGGCCAGTGCCAAAACCTTCGCAAGCAACTTTCAGTTGCTAAGCAACTAGCCGAGGTTACGGACGAGCTCCTACATCGTGTCCTCAAATGAACTCTCAGGCCCTAAGGTATGTCTATTTTATATTTTTTAGGTAATGGGAGCATTATTGGCTGTTCTTGCTGAAGTTTTTGACTTAGCAGCAACAACTGGACTTTCAGTTGACAGCTTTCTTACGGGGGAGGCCTTCACAACTGCGGAAGTCCTTCAATCTCACATCGCAAACCTTGTAACTTACGGAGGCCTATCTGAGGCCGAGGCCTTAGCTGCCGCAGAAGTCTCTCAAGAAGCCTATTCTGCCCTTACCTCTCTAACTTCTAACTTTCCAAGGGCCTTTGCTGCTCTAGCTGGTACTGAGGCCCTAGCTGTAGGGTCTCTTGTAATAGGATCAGCTACAGCAGCAGCCCTTGCCCCTTATACTTTTGACTATTCTACTCCTATTGCAAATCTTAACGTGGATATGGCTCTCCAGGTTTGGCAACCTAACTGGGATGATATTTTTTTCCCTGGTGTGGTACCTTTTGCAAGAATTGTGAATTATATAGACCCAGCAAACTGGGCTGCTTACTTGTACCAAGCAGTAGGCCGCTACTTTTGGGAAACAGCACAAAGAACAGGGCAACATCTTATTGAGCATGAAGTAAGAGAAGTTGCCAGAGAGGTTGGTCAAAGGACAGTTCAAAGTGTGTCTGAAACTTTGGCAAGGTATTTTGAAAATGCTAGATGGGCTGTTTCTCACTTGTCTTCTAATGTGTATTCTGGCCTACAAAACTACTATACTGAATTGGGCCCTCTAAGACCTCACCAAGTAAGAGCTGTTAACAGAAGGCTTGGAAGGGAGTTGCCTACTAGATATAACTTGGAAACTCCCAGGCCTCAGGACAAGGCCTCTGCCCAATATGTAACAAAATCTGATGCACCTGGGGGGGCTCATCAAAGAGTTACTCCTGATTGGATGCTGCCTCTTATTCTAGGTCTCTACGGTGACATAACCCCCAGTTGGGAAGCCACACTAGAAGACCTAGAAGAAGAGGAGGAGGAGGAGGAAAATGGCCCCAAAAAGAAAAAGCCCCGTCGTGGCAAAAAACAAACCAAAGCCAACTCCAACTCAAGTGCCTAAGCTCCTTATTGCTGGAGGAGTTGAAGTTCTGTCAGTGAGGACTGGGCCAGACTCAATTACAACTATTGAGGCCTACCTGAATCCTCGAATGGGCTTTGATGAAAACTCTGAATATTATGGATATTCTGACAATATTACAGTTTCTGCTGACATGAGTAATGATCAGCCTGGAAAAAATGAGCTGCCTTGCTACAGTATGGCACAAATTGAGCTGCCTCTTCTTAATGAAGATATTACCTGTAATGAAATCCTAATGTGGGAAGCAATTAGTGTAAAAACAGAGGTGGTGGGTGTGAATACTTTTATTAATTGCCATACTGCTGTGCTCAGAGCTTTTGACAATGAAGGTGCTGGTACCCCTATTCAGGGGCTTAATTTTCACTTCTTCTCTGTGGGGGGGGAACCACTGGAATTGCAGTATATTGTGGGAGACCACAGAACCAAGTATCCCGTGGGAGTTGCAGCCCTAAAGGATGTTCCCAAGACAGCTCAGTGTCTTAACCCCACCCTTAAGGGCAAACTAGTTGCAGATGCTGTTTACCCAGTTGAAGCTTGGGTTGCTGACCCTGCTAAAAATGAAAATACCAGATATTTTGGCAGTTACACTGGGGGATTGCAAACTCCCCCTGTGCTGCAATTTACAAATTCCACAACAACTATTTTGCTAAATGAAAATGGAGTTGGTCCCCTGTGTAAAGGAGATAAACTATATTTGTCAGCAGCTGATATATGTGGATTTCAAACCCAACAAAATAAAAAAATGAAGTACAGAGGGCTCCCACGCTACTTTAGTGTGACCCTTAGAAAAAGAAGGGTTAGGAACCCTTACCCAGTTAGTACTTTGCTGAATTCTCTGTTTTCTTCCATGCAACCTGCCATAAAAGGCCAAGATATGGAAGGAAATGATGCCCAAATTGAAGAAGTCAGAGTTTACCAGGGAACTGAGCCCCTTCCGGGGGACCCAGATCTTGTAAGATTTAAGTCTCAGTTTGGAGATGAAATTACTGTTCCCCCAATAATCAGACAGTAAATGATACAAAGCTGTTTTATTGAAAAGTGTGCATTTATAAAATAAACTGCATTTAGTTTACAAAATCTTCAGTCTCACATTCTTGTGTGGAGGGGCCCTGGGATTCTGTTGTTTGCAAAATATAATTTCCTTTTTGAATATTTGATTTAAAGTCCAGGTAATCCCCTAAGGAAACCTCTTGAGAGATTCTTTCCTTCCATTGTTCTACTGTTTTGTGCAAACACTCACTAAAGTCTTCAATTTCACAATGGTACACCAAAAATAGAAGTAAACAAATTCCATTTTGAAGTACTCTATATGTCCCCAGATCTTCTGTTTTTCTCAGGCTTAAGTATAAATTTTTTCTAAATTGAAAAGTTAAAGTTTTACAAAACCTCACTCTTAGGGTAAAGGGCACCTTGTACTCATTAGCTGTAACTATGCCAGGAGGAAATATTTGTGATTTTTTGTTTAGATGTTTTTTCTCAAGGTTAACTTTTACAGCCCCATCCAGGTAATCTCTAAGATGATCTAAATTGTTGATTCCTTGCCCAGTAGGAAGATTTTTATTTTCACTGACTTGACCTTTTACATCTTCAAAAATTACCATAAATTGGTCTATTGCAACCCCTAACTCAAAATTTAGTTTTTCAAAAGGCATGTTAACATTTAGAGATTTTCCTCCACATAAATCCAACAATGCAGCTGCTAAGGTTGTTTTTCCTGTATTAACAGGCCCAGTAAAAAACCAATACCTTTTTTTAGGCACATTATTCACCATACATTCTAAAAAGTCCAACAGCAGCTCTTTAAAGCTTTTGTCTGGAAACAGGGAATCAAACCAAGCCACACCTGCCATGTAAGTTCTTAAAGTTACCTTTGACCTGGCTCCAAAAAGATTTTCCATTTTTTCAAATAACTTTTTAAACCTTTCTGCTAACTGCTGCTCCCTTGACAGTTGTGCAGTCTGCACACGTCTATGAGCAATTACTCCATCCACAGCTTGTTGACATATAGCCTTTTGATTTCTGCAGTCTAAAAATAGCAGAGCATTTTCATAATGATGAAAGTGATTTTGAAAGTGATCAGAAATAATTTTAGCTTCACACTTAGCACAGCTTTTTGGGTCCTCTGCAAATTCTTTGTACATTCCCATTAATAAAAATATGTCATCACACATTAAATCTAAAGCAAATTCAGCAATCATTTTCCAGCTTACATTTTTTGCAGCTTCTTCTGGTGTATCAAAAAAGTCTCTACTTAAACCACCTGGAATACTTTCTTGCAGTTTTACATAGGGTTCAACACATAAATGCACATACAAATTATACTCCTTTATAACCCCTTTTACAATTATAAAGCTTACACTACAAAGACTATTACAGAAATTATTAATTGCAGATACCCTGTGTCTACTAGGTGTGATTAAAAATACAAAGGCTTCTCCATCACTCCCCTGCTGCTTATGTCTACTTACAAAGGTAGCTTTAAATCTATCTCTAAGTTTTCCATAAAGCAGAGTGCTTTTTTCAGCTGTGGTAAATATTAGAAAGGAGCTTACAGTTTTATTGCTTAAGATTGCATTGCTAAGGAATTGCTGCAGGTCTTCTGGCATATCTTTAGGATGATCTTTTTTCTTCTTTTTTGGAGGAGTTGCTTGCGAGCATTCTGGCTCTGACTCGGGAGATGCAGGCCTCTTGCGCTGCTCCTCCTCATCATCAGATCTGTCAAAGGTTTCATGGCAAAATAAATCGTTAAACTCTTCCCACCATCTGTCCCATTCTGGGGTTCCGTACGGAGGTGCCTAAAAAACAAATAAAGAGCTTACCTTATATATTAAGAGTGCTGAAGGGTAATTCTGCTATTATTGCTCTCCAAGACAGCCAGCTCATCCAGCAATATTCTATTCCAAACCACACCACAAAACACTGAAAGCAGTAACAGCTCCCCCAGCATTTTGGTTGACGGGACTTGGTTTCATGGTTATCCCTCAGAAGACAAAACAGGCAAACACAAGGCTTTTGCCTTCTATGACACTGCTCCCAATCTTTAAGGTATAAAAAGAAATCATCACAGACCTGCTGTGAGGTTGGCACTTCTTCATCCACATTAAGGCTGGATACCTGCTCTTCCAGCTTTCTGTAAAGAGTTATTAACTCTTTAGCAAGCTCTGGATTACCCCCTTTGTCAGGGTGAAGATTTTTACATTCTCTTAAAAATGCTTTTCTCATAAGAGAAAAATTGCCATATTGCTCCATAGGCAGCTTTAGAAGCTGCATGAGCCTTACAGATTCTTCTCTTGTTAAAGCATGATCCAT